TCAAATAACGGATTGCCGTCTACATCTGTGGCCTGAGTCTGTACGCTGGCATCTAAGTTTTCAGAATCAGCGGTTAATAATACAGGATCGCCGTCGGCGCCTTTCTGTACATGATAGAATTTGGTAGTATCGTATCCGCTCTTCGGACTGTCTGCTTCTGCTTGATCTAGCACAGCCTGGGTGATCTGCATCTCTTTTTCGTAAGTAGACATGATGTCTCTTAGAGTCTGATTGCTGCCTTCTCCGGCTGCACCGTCTAGTATTTCTTTGAATTCTTGGCTGTCTACCAGCGGCTTGCACTTGGCACGATATAAGTGAGGATACCAAGTAACTGAAAATCCTTCTGCTGCTCTGCTGACTTCTTCGATGACATAGAACCGCTTTAACGCAAACTGAAAATCATTAAGGGCATATTCGTCTTTGAGGTGCGGTAATTCTATGACATCGCCTGCAATCAGTTTTCTACCTAGCTTGTCTACAGTATCACGGATGTGGAAAGTGATAAAAATCGTATCATTCTGTAAGAACAGTCCGAACTGGCTTAAATTGAAATCTATATCAGTGATGTTGTAAACACCTCTTAGCAGATAGACATCAGGATCGTATTTTCTGTCACGATTCTCTAAAAACAGTAGATCTTGTATCTGCGATTCTGCAGGTGTAGAGTAGTAAGGTTGCGTAGGTGTAGCATCTGCTTCAGATGTGGTTCCGCCTGGCCCTAGATATTTGTGTAAAAGCACATCAGTTCCGCCCACTTGGAACATCTCCCAAACGGTCTTGTCGATGAACTTGAAATCATTGCCCTTTTCTGGGCGATAAAGCGAAAGTCTTGGCATAGTCATATATTTACCGCTACGATAAATAGTTGTATGAGCCAAATTGATCAATCTAAACAAAAAGTCTATGATTATTGTCGTACTATGCTGGGCGATGGTATGATTGACATAGAATTAGACCCTATACACTATCAAACAGCATTAGATAGAGCACTAGGCGTTTTCCGACAAAGATCAGATAATTCGGTCGAAGAGTCGTATGCTTTTTTAACACTGCAGGAAAACCAGAACGATTATATTTTACCAAAAGAAATACAGCAGGTAAGACAGATTTTCCGTCGCAGCGTAGGCTCACGCACAGGCAACGGTAGCGGTGGTACAGTTTTTGAACCGTTCAATTTAGCTTATACTAACACTTATCTGTTGAGCAGTACCAACATGGGTGGCCTAGCTACCTACGAACTGTTTTCCCAGTATCAAGAATTAGTGGGCAAAATGTTCGGGTCGTTCATAAACTATACTTGGAATCCTCAGACTCACAAGCTCACGATCATGCAGCGACCAAGAGGCAACGAAGAAGTCCTATTGTGGTGCTACAACACCAGACCCGACTTTGCTATCATAGAAGACACATATGCAGGCCAATGGATCAAAGATTATACATTAGCGAACTGCAAGATCATGCTAGGCCAAGCTCGTGAAAAATTTGCCAGTATAGCAGGACCACAAGGTGGAACTGCCCTAAACGGTGCATCTATGAAACAAGAAGGACAAGCAGACATCGAAAGATTAACTGCTGAATTGACTACTCTAGTATCGGGTGGTATCGGATATAGTTGGATCATAGGATGAAAGCCAGCGAATTTATTTTTGAAGATGACGAAGAGCTGTACACCGAGACCGCTAAGATGGTTTGGGGTGTGGGCAAGCACGATGCTCGTGGCGGTTCTACTAAGTTAAAATTCCGTTGTTCTACTGGACCGAGGGCAGGAAGGCAAGTTAGTCATCCTTCAAAATGTCACCAGCCTATGGATGTTGCTAAAGCACAAAAAATGAAAACCACAAGAGCTAGGACTGGAGTACAGCAAGCTCGCAGACAATCTAGAACCAAAGCTATCAACACAGCTAGCGTTCTAGCACAGCGCCTCAACACAGGTAAACCAAAACAGCCAAAACCTTACAGATAGGTTGACATACGATTCTGTTCTGTTATAATTGTCTATAAGAGGAGACAATTATGATTATAGGTATTTGCGGATTTATTGGCAGCGGCAAGGATACAGTAGCCGACTATCTAGTTAATTTCCACGAGTTCCGTAGAGAAAGTTTTGCCAACACACTAAAAGACGCAGTAAGTTCTGTGTTTGGATGGGACCGTACTATGCTAGAAGGTCGAACCAAAGAAGCCCGCGAATGGCGAGAAGAAGTAGATCATTGGTGGGCCAATCGATTAGATATGCCTACTTTAACTCCTCGTTGGGTTTTACAGTATTGGGGCACAGAAGTATGCCGCCGAGGATTCCATGATGATATCTGGATCGCTAGTCTAGAAAATAAACTTCGTAACTCGAAAGATTCCATAGTGATTTCGGATTGCCGATTTCCTAACGAAATTTCCAGTATAAGAAACGCTGGAGGAAAAATTATCTGGGTAAAGCGAGGCGAGCTTCCTGAATGGTATGATACTGCTGTTGCTGCAAATGCCGGACACAACTTTGCAATCCAAGATTTAAAAATGAGAAAGATCCATGCTTCGGAAACTGCCTGGGTTGGAACAAACTTTGATTTTATTGTCGACAACAACGGGACTATCGACGATCTTTATAATCAAGCAAAATCAATAGTCAGCAACGAGATCTCCTTGGCGCCAAGTGATACCTTCCTTACTTAATATCTGAGCACAGTTAGCACACACCGTTTTAAGATTCTGTGGACGGCAGTTATCAAGATTACTGTCCACATGAAAAACCCTAAATATTTCTTTATGCGGAGATTTGAATCCGCATTTATCGCACTGGTTCTTTAATTTATAACCTGCCCTAGCCCATCTAGGGATTCCGTGGTACAATCCGTGAACCATGCAGATTTCACACAGACTTCTGTAGTAAGTCTTTCCTTGTTTTATGTAATTTACAGCACGGGGTCGCTGTCCGCATCTACAAAGTGGTCTCATCGTAAATATTTACACCTTTTCAACCCCTTTTCCAAAGGCTATAACAGCCCGTTTTTTTAAATTAGCACTAAATATTATACGAGAACTAACTCAGGAGAACACGATATGGCACTAGTTTCCCCAGGCGTACAAGTTACGGTAATCGACGAGAGTTTCTACACACCAGCTGAACCTGGTACTACTCCGCTTATCGTAGTTGCTACAGGACAAGATAAACTAAACGGTTCCGGGACTGCAACCGCAGCTGGAACAACCAAAGCCAATGCCGGCAAGGCATATAGAATGACCAGTCAAAGAGATGTGGTAGAATTCTTTGGAATTCCTTTCTTTGAAAAGACACCTGGTAATTCACCAATACACGGAAGTGAGCGTAATGAATACGGACTACTAGCAGCTTATAGCTTTATGGGCGTTTCGTCGAGCGCTTTTATTGTTAGAGCTGATATTGACTTAAATCAGTTAGAAGGACAGGCCACAGCCCCGGGAGCAGAACCGGATGACGGTGCATGGTGGATGGACACCAATGATACCGTTTACGGCATTCAAGAATGGAATGGAAACCCTGTTTCTACAACTGGCGGACAGAAATTTTCAGTTAAGACACCGATCATTTTAACAGATGACGATTCCACAAAAATCGAATCAAATGCACCGAAGGGTTCAGTAGGAACTATCGGCGACTATGCAATTGTTTTCGAAACAGGCGATGCAACAAAAGAAGTTGCAAACATCTTTTATAAGTCTGCAGGAAATAGCGGTGCAGGTGTTAACGCTGGTCAATGGGTCAAAGTTGGATCCAACGATTGGATGTCTAGCCATCCTACAGTGTTAGGTGCTAATGCTCCTACATCATTGAACGGATCCGATCAATTTACCATCAACGGTACAACAGTTACCGTAGGTGGCACAGTCGATGCTACAGTTGGTGTAATTAACGGTTTAGGTATCGACGGAGTTACTGCTAAGAATGTTGGCGGTAAGTTATATCTATATTCAAACGGTTCAACAGAAGCAGACGGCGACTCTACAAAGAGCGGTGCTATTGTAATTGGTTCTGTGACAGCAGGCCTAGTATCTGCTACAACTTCAGCAGTTGATATTGCAGCAAGTACATTAGGATTTGCGGTTGGAACTTATTTTCCACCATCCTTACAGATTTCTCCGCACACAGATGTTCCTGTATTCAAGAGAAACGAAACAATCGGCGGCATCACAGCAGTATATGGTCGCCCATCCGGATCAGTTTGGATTAAGTCCACTGAGCCAGGAAACGGCGCTCGTTGGAGAGTTAAGCGCTGGAGCAGTTCTACTCAGTCTTGGGTAGCTTATGACGCTCCTTTATATAGCACAGGTCATTCTGCTTTATATTATCTAGATAGATCGGGTGGCGGCGCAAATGTTCCTCTAGATAGCATTTTTGTACAACATAATGCCACAGAAGATAATGCATATGTACTAGACGATACTGCAGGCGAATCACCAACACCTGCTGCTTTCGACACCACACACGGTTTAGCTAGCTTTAGATTATTCCGTAGAAAGACAACAGCGGCTACTTCTGTAACATCTGCTATCATTGCAGATGCTACATTTACTGCTGCAACTAGCTATTCGTTTACTATCAAGCAGAGCACACCAGGATCCGTAGATCTTTCAGATGAAATAACAGTTACATTTACTGGCGGATCACTAGGATCTGGTCAAGCAGGTAGACACTCCGAAGCTATTGCTTCAGCAATCAACGCTGCTGAGTTTACTAGAGATAGTGCTGCTATCAGCAACTATGTCCAAGCATCTGTTACATCAGACAACAAGTTAGTGATTACTCATACAGCAGGCGGTGAGATTAGATTCACCGATGGAACTAACAGCCCAATCGGTGCATTGTTTACACCTTACAATGCTTACACTGGTGCGGGAACAGATAGTTTCTATGCACTAGGCGGTACATCGGGTGCATTTGCAACTGGCGCAGCTGAAGATTATTTGGCATCTAACTGGATTCCATTGTCTGATACCGATAACAGCGGATTTGCTGCACAGAACGGACAGCCTTTAAACGAGCCATTCGACGGACAATTATGGTATAACCCAGAATTTAGCCAAGTCGACATTATGGTTCATGACGGTTCGAAGTGGGACGGATACTTGAATGTATACGGTTCAACTGACCCTGCAGGTCCACAAGTTAGTGCAACTGCTCCTACAACACAGAGCGACGGTACTGCACTAGCAGATAAAGATCTTTGGATTAGTACCGCAGATCTAGAAAACTTCCCAACTATGTATAGATGGGACGGAGAAAACCTCGAGTGGGTACTGATCGACAAGACCGATCAAGTAACAGACGAAGGTGTTTTATTCTCAGACGCTAGATTTGGTCTAAGTGGTGCAACAGGAGATACTGCTGCAACAATCGCAGAATTGTTGAGCTCAGACTATGTTGATCCTGATTGTCCAGATCCAAGCCTATATCCAAAAGGTATGTTGTTATGGAACCTCCGCAGAAGTGGCGGTAATGTTAAGATTTACAGAAACAACTACATTGATACAGGTTTAGACAATGTGCGTTTCGGAAATGAATCTATGGCAGGTTATGCCACAGACCGTTGGACCACATACAGTGCTAACAACGAAGACGGTTCTGGAGCATTTGGACGCAAAGCACAGCGCAAGGTTGTTGTTGCTGCAATGAAATCAGTAATTGACACCAGCGAAGAGATCCGTGACGAAGAGCGCAGAAACTTTAACTTGATTGCTGCTCCTGGTTATCCAGAAACATTGAGCAACTTAATCAACCTCAACTTAGACAGAGGTCAAACTGCATTCGTTATCGGTGATACACCTCTACGCTTACGCAGCGATGCAACATCATTGATCAACTGGGGTACTAATGCTGCTCTAGTTACTGACAACGGTGACGAAGGTATCGTTAGCTATGACGAGTATTGCGCAGTTTACTATCCGAACGGATTTACTACAGACCTAGGTGGTAGTAACGCTGTTGTTCCAGCTAGCCACATGATGCTAAGAACTATCGCTCTAAGCGACCAAGTTTCTTATCCATGGTTTGCTCCAGCAGGAACAAGACGAGGCGGAATCACAAATGCAACAGCAGTTGGTTATATCGATAGTCTAACTGGCGAGTTCCAAACTGTAGCATTAAATGAAGGTACACGAGATGTTCTATACGATCTAAAAGTCAACCCAATTCCATTCTTTGTTGGAGTAGGACTTGTAGCTTATGGACAAAAAACCCGTGGAAGAAACGCTTCTGCATTAGATAGAATCAATGTAGCAAGATTGATCGTTTACTTACGCAGCCAGCTAGCTAAATTAGCTCGCCCATATGTGTTCGAACCCAACGATGCAATCACTCGTGATGAAATCAAAGGTGCAGTAGACAGCTTATTACTCGAGCTAGTGGGATTAAGAGCTATCTATGACTTCGCTGTAGTCTGCGACGAGTCTAACAACACTCCAAGCAGAATCGATCGTAACGAACTTTATGT